ATGCCTACAGTAAAAATAGTTATCCTCAAACATCAAAAAAGAGAAGATGATACTTGGAATGTCAAGATCAGAATTACGCATGATAGAAAGTCTTCTTATATTGCAACTTCCCATTATGTCAATTTGGATTCGATTAATAAAAAAACTTTCGAGTTGAAAGAACGAAATAATCCTATATATGATCAGGTAATGATTGATGTTCTGAAAATTAGGGAAGAACTATCCAAGTTAGGACATGCGATAGACCTTTATTCGGCAAAAGGTTTGTGTGAGTTGATGAAGGAGAAACTTTCAAACAAGCCGGATGGGGTTAATTTTTTTGATTTCGGCTATTCTTTTGCTGATAAAATGCTAAAAGAAGGTAAGCGAACAGGGGAAAATTATCGTATTGCAGTACGTAAATTTGAGGAATTTATAGGCAATAAGAACCTACAGTTTTCTGACATAACTTCATCAGTTCTTATGAAATATGATGAGTATTTGAGAAGTCTGCCCTCAAAACGTGGTATAGGTAATATCTCTGATTCAGGAGTTAGGTTATATACGTCTAAAATACAGACTATATTTAATAGAGCAAAATTGGAGTACAATGATGAGGATTTAGGGGTAATACGTATTGCTCACAATCCATTTATCAAATATAAGATTCCGAAAAATCCAGTTACTAGAAAACGATCATTAACTGCTGAACAAATACGAGCAATAAAATCTTATAGTGTTCCCGATAATATGACTGGAGTAATGATAGCTAGAGATGTATTTATTATGTCTTTTATTATGGTTGGAATGAATTCTGTGGATATGTACTATTTGGGTATTCCTAATAAGGGACGGTTGGAATATGAACGTAGAAAAACAATGAACAGGCGTAGTGATAGGGCTTTTATTTCAATTAATGTTGAGCCTGAGTTATTGCCGTATTTAGAGAGATATAAAGATTCATTAGGAGATCGTTCGTTTAACTTTTTTGTGAGATATTCTACGCATAAACAGTTTGTTCATAAGGTTAATGCTCATTTGAAAAAAGTAGGAGATGAATTAGGGATACCTGATTTGACTCTTTATGCAGCCCGCCATTCTTGGGCTACTATTGCTAGAAATGAATGTGGTATATCAATGGATGATGTTGCGATGTGTCTTAATCATAAATCCGGGCATGACGTTACTGATACTTATATAAAGAAAGATTGGAGCCGCATTGATCGTGCTAATCGTAAAGTTCTAGATTATGTATTTGGTTAGACCTTTTTGTTGTCTATAATATATGATTTAAATATTTTTTTTATATTTCTTGATAAGCAGCATAGATGGAATTCTATGCTGCTTTTTTTGTTTATCTATCAAACATATTTTATGTTATAATATTGATCATTTATCTATCATAGTTGATTAATATATCTAATTGTTGTTTATAATGACTTTTGTCTTATAAATTCTTGTTTTATATGATGTTTTTATTGAACTTTTTCGTATTTTACCTGTTGTATAATTTTACAAATAAAACATAACCTTAACCTAACACTTACTGCCTATTGAGCATTTCTTTCAACACACATATTAAATCATCCTTAGACTTTATTGTAGCGTCTTTTTCAGATATAATTCTTTCTAAATCTTGAATACGCTGTTGTAGCCTATCGAGCTCGCCCGAGTTTGATTTGTCGCTTGGGTCTAGTCGCTGTATTTCAACCTCTCCGGTAGGCTTAATAATTTTTGGGGTCCCGGATTCGGGCATAGTTAAGTAATTCATTACTCCTGTATTTTCTTGAGCTACGTTACCTTTATTTTCTTTTATTATCATGTTGCCTTCTCCAGTGAGAAGATATGCCTTATTTATATAAGGATATTTAGAGCTTATCTTTTCCGCCATATTTTTACTAATTCCAACCTTTTTGGAAGGATTTAATACGTCGTATATTGCCTGTGGTCTATCAAACCCAAGAGATTCTGCAAATTGTTTAGGGTTTAATTTGAGATAAGATATTATCTCGCCCATTATTTTAATGACTTTTTCCTTTTCCATAAAGAATAATTCTGTATCTTTGTGCTGTGACAAGTTGCAGATGTTACAGAGACAAAGTGGTTAAACTTCCTCGTTAGAGGTTTAATATATGATATCCGTAGTAGCTGCAACCTATTGCGGATATTTTTTTTCAAATAACTATATATTGCGGTATTTTGTTTTATTAGACCTTTCCAACCGCAACTTTGGAGGTGGTCGCTTTATTTTTATTGTTATGAAACTATTTTCTATTTTCAAGAATCGCATCGCTCAGATAAGAAGGAAAAGAGTGCTTCTAATGGTTTTGAATAGCAATCTTGTAGGGAACAATACAGAAGCTGAAACAGCCATACGAATTTCAGAAGAACTTTCTGATTATATCAAAAAGGGGAAGTTCAATGCCAATGCACTTCCTAATGGGTATCGCCACATGGGAGTGTAATTAAAACGCTGAAATTTACCCTGTTGTCTTTAATATTTTCATATTTTCCTTCTATCTTTCCTATATCAAGAACTCCTATGCTTACCTTCCCGTCAGCCGCATAAGATTGCTGCAATGATAATGAGAAGTCAATACGCTGTATGGATGTCACCTCATCATTATCTTTATTCATTATGGCTTTTGGTGCGACAATCCCAAATTTAGTAGGGTTAATTATCGCTCCATGTTCTTTTGCGTATTCTTGCGCCTCCTTAACGCCTGCAATTATCTCTTTCAGTGTTTCGCTGACAAAGTCTTTCAAATCCATAGCTATATATAATAATGTATAATCCGACATAATGGTTAAATAATGTTTAATACAGAATATTTCTTAATGTTCTGCATTGTTGAAAAGAATAATTCTGTATATTTGCATTGTCAATCAATCAATCAACATCGCAAAGGTGCAAAGTTTGAACGAGAAAAGCAAATTATTTACATAACTAAAAATAGGTAAGGCAATGAAAACTAGAGATTATGAACTTGTAAGAAATGGTAAGTATAACATGAAAGCCATCATGCAAAGAGCTTGGGCTTACGTTCACAAGTATGGTTATTCTCTGAAATCTGCCTTGCGTACTTCTTGGGTGGACGCTCGCCTCAAAATGGATGAATATGTAGCATCATTGAATCCGAGAACGATTGAACCAAAACAGGGAAATGTGTTGAAAGCATTCTTTGCTGATAAATATGTCAATTATGATAGTTCTTGGAGGTGATTATGAGTACAGAAGAGATAAAAGAGGGGTTAGCTTTCACTCGAAAGTATATAAGAAAATTGGCAGTAGTAGATGAAGTGACAGCTCAACAATTGACTGCCATCAATAAGTCCCAAAAGGATGTGATAATTTACGTTTTAAGTTTGATAAGTAAACAAGTGGCTCTGTTAGGTTAGAATCTACGAAAGAAGCGAGCGAAACGCTTTCAGGGCACAACGGTAAACCGATGAATCCTAATTCGGGATGGGAGGCTTAACCCTCAAAAATGAAGTCGTGTTCAGGGCACGTTAAAGTAGCCTGCGCAGATAAGCAGTATAGCCGATGCGAAGTATAGCGTAATAGCCAACCAGCGATGATATGAGCGGAAGGAAGCAACGTGAGTAAGTTAATATATAGCCCGCACAGACAGTTGCACTGTTTGCGTGAGTCTTGATCGGATCAAGGTGCGGGCACTAACTAATACATATATAATATGAAACGTACTCCATTATTAACAATCTGGGCAATATCTCTTGCCATGACAATATTGTTCGCAAATGAATTAAATGTTATTTTTTGGCTTTCTTTTGTCACATTTGCATTGTGTCAAGTGTGCATAGAGAAAAACTAAAAGAGACTAGAGAGAGAAGAGTAATTAGCTACTTAAAAACTTTTTGTTTTGCGTGTTTTTTATTTTGTGTTTGTGTGTTCGGGGTGTATTGTCTGTGAAGATAGTGCATCCCTTTTTAAATAAAAAAATGAAAATAATAAAAATATACTTTGAGGTGATATCGTCGTTCGTGAGAATAGTGATATCCGTTGTATTTCGATGTAAAGTCCTGTATCTAACGTGATACAGGCAAACGGGCAGTTGGTTTACTTGGTTAAAACGCATCTGTACGGATGAAAAGGAGGTTCAAATCCTTCACTGTCCACTAACAATTAAATAATTAATATTATGGGAGAAAGAATAAAAACAATAACAAGCGACTGGGTAAATTCTATTTCCAGAATGGATATAGGAAAGAAAGCTAGAATCCCAGATGATTTCTATGACTGCGTGATGAGCTCTGCTCGTTACAGATTGAGAAGGAAGGGAATTGAAATAGAGACCGATGGGGATAAATATTTTAAAGGTAAAATTAAATTTTTTAATATAAAACGTGTCTCGTGATGGCAACTCTAACGCAATGTGAATACCAAGTAGCTAATGAAGTGGCAAAAGGACAGACGCCGGATGAAATTGCCAATTTGCTCAAAAAATCAGTTGGACCATCAAAGCACAGATAAGAGATATTCATAGAAAGTTAGGTATTAATAATAATGTAGAACTTACTTTATTCCTGTTATGTGATCGAGCAAAAAGGAATTTTGATTTGAAGGAGATAAGGAAGCATGGTATTGAGTTATTCTTTTCTATGTTGTTCTTTATTATTGCCATAATACCTGATTTTCAAATAGACATGAGGTGCTTTAATGTCCGTTCTACGGCAAAAACAGTGATGCGCATTATGAGAACTAAAGTAGATAGCAATTAAATGTTAGTTTTTAATATCAAATTTAAATAATAAAACAATAATGTAGAAAGGATAATTTATGAAACATACTTTTCCGGATGAGTTCATATATAATTTGATAGACTATGCAAAAGAAATGGGGCGTAGAGAGGAACGTATTAATTCTTTCCAAGAGTCTCAATTTATATCTCAAAATAAAGCCCATATCCAATATGGCAAAGGAAATGTTACTAAATGGGTAAAAGCTGGCCTAGTAAAGAGATACAAAGATGCCGATGGGAAGTTGCGTTCCGGTGTTCGTTATGATGTGCTTGAACTAGAATCAGCCGCTTTTAAATGTAATTGTATAAAAAATCTTTCTCCATTGGCTAAAGCTGAAATGAGAGAGATTATAGGCCAATAATCTATTGTTTAACTATAATCCCGGAGTAAGGACTCCGTGCGGTATCCAGTCCGCTATTTAAGTTTTGAATTATCCCCGTATGGCTTTGCTGTTCGGGGCTTTTTGATTAACCACTTTAATAATATATAATCATGAAAAAGAAAGTAATTGTAAGAGGAGATCGTTCCGGTGTATTTTTTGGAGAGTTAGTAGAAAGAAATGGTAGAGAAGTTAAGCTCGAAAATTGTCGTAGATTATGGTATTGGGATGGTGCTGCTAGCATATCGCAATTAGCGATCAATGGTACGACTAATCCAGGTGAATGTAAATTCACTGTTACGGTTCCAGAGATAGAAATTTTGGATGCAATTGAGATTATTCCGTGCTCAGATAAATCTGTTAAATCTATCGAAAGTGTTTCAGTATGGGCAAGGTGATGGAAGATAGAATAAAACAGTTTCTGAGTATTAGCTCTGGCTATGGCTCTGGCTCTGGCGATGGCGATGGCTATGGCTCTGGCTATGGCTCTGGCGATGGCTATGGCTCTGGCTATGGCTCTGGCTCTGGCGATGGCGATGGCTATGGCTATGGCTATGGCTCTGGCTATGGCTCTGGCGATGGCTATGGCTCTGGCTATGGCTATGGCTATGGCTCTGGCTATGGCGATGGCTATGGCGATGGCTCTGGCGATGGCTCTGGCGATGGCTATGGCATAAAATCTGTAAATGGGAATACTATTTCTATAGTAGATAATATACCTACTATAATTACAAATGTAAAAGGTAACATTGCAAAAGGATTTATCCTCGGTTCCGACTTATCTCTTACTCCTTGTTTTATAGTAAAAGGGGATGATCAGTTTTCTCATGGTAATACTCTACACGAGGCATTTGAATCTTTGCAAGAAAAGCTTTATGATGATAGTACAGAAGAGGAAAGAATTGATAAGTTTAAAGAGCATTTTTCTGACTTTTCAAAAAAATACTCTGCTAAGGAATTATTTATATGGCATCATGTGCTTACTGGGAGCTGTAAAGCTGGGAGAGAGTCTTTTTGTAGGGATAAAGGTATAGATGTAGATAATGATAAGTTTACCGTCTATGAGTTTATAGAACTAACTAGAAATTCATATGGCGGTGAGGTTATCCGCAAATTATCTTGATTTAATCCCGGTGTCCGTTGATTCGGTATCCGGGAACTATTTTAACTACTTTAAATAATATATAGTTATGAGTCTTATTAAGAAAAGTAATGAATTAGTGATTCCGTCAACCATTAAGATGATGATTTACGGACAGGCAGGTATGAGAAAGACTACAACTGCTTTGAGCGCTCCGAAACCGTTATTACTAGATTTTGATAATGGTGTAAAACGTGTAAATATGTCTCATTTAAATGGAGTGGATATTGTACAGATAACATCTTGGAATGATGTTCAACAGGTATTGCAAGAGGATTTATCAGTTTATCAGACCATAGTAGTAGATACTATTGGAAAAATGATGGATTATATTATCTCCTATAAATGTGGAACTCGTCAGCCGCAGATAAGAGACTGGGGTGGTATCAATCAAGAGTTTAGCGGATTTGTTCGAAACCTTTCTAACTTGAACAAAAATATAATCTTTGTCGCTCACCGTGACACAAGAAAAGAGGGTGACGATACAGTATTCATTCCTGCATTACGGGAGAAATCATATAACTCTATTGTTACTGAATTGGATTTACTTGGTTATATGGAAGCTAAGAATGAAAACGGCAAAGTAAAATGTACAATAACCTTTGACCCGACTAACCGTAATGACGGTAAGAATACCTGTAATCTTCCATCAGTGATGGAAGTTCCTACGAATTTGGATGCTAACGGAAATCCTACAGCAAAGAATGATTTTATCACTACACAAGTAATTAACCCTTATCTTTCTATGTTAGCTCAAAAGAAAGCAGAGAGCGATAAATACAATAAGGTGATAGAAGAGATCAAAGAAAGCATCGAGTTCATCACTGACGCAAATTCTGCCAATAATTTTGCTTCTCATATTAAAGAGTTTGACCACATTGGTAGTTCCTTGATAATGGCTCGTAATCTCTTTGCTGCAAAAGTTAAGTCATTGGGGCTTACTTATAATAGCGAAACTAAAACGTATAGTGATGCAGCAGCCTAAGTATCGCTTCTATGCAACTATCCTTGATGCTTTTTTGGGGTATTTGAATAGTGATATTGTTTGGGAAAAGTACTGGGAATGGAGTGAAAATCCTCCCCACACCCCTGAAGAATTTCACGAGTTGCAGTTCCAAGAGCTGATAGACCGGATCAACCGCAAACCGTTCGATAGTGAAGCTGCCGACCGTGGCACAGCTTTCAATGAAATCATTGATTGCATGGTTGAGAATCGAAAGTCAGAATCTATGCAGATTGAAAGTGTTAAACAAAAATTCGTAAATACAATTTGTAATAAACCATTTGGGTTTAATTGCAGAAATACCCATTGTGAGAATTGCTCCTTTTACAAAGAAGAAGAGCGTGAAAAGGTAATCTCAATAAAAGCAATTTATAACAATCGTGAGTTTGTATTCCCTATTTCTCTTTGCCGTGAGTTTGCTGATTATTTCAAAGGTGCATTAACACAGCAGAGGGTAGAAGCAATCCTACCGACCGCATACGGCAATGTGTTAGTTTACGGTCTAATTGATGAACTGATGCCTACCAGTGTTCATGACATCAAGACAACCGGCAGTTACACTGTAGGAAAATTCAAAGACCATCACCAGCATTTGGTTTATCCATACGCCCTGATGCAGAACGGGTCAGATGTGCGAACGTTTGAGTACAATATCGTAGAGTTTAACAAGGGCGGTTATGTGGTAGATACCTATACGGAAACATACGTTTTCAACCCGGAACGTGACATACCTATTCTTACTAATCATTGTGAGGAATTTATCCGGTTCTTGGAAGAAAACAAAAGTTTGATCACTGATAAAAAAATATTTGGAGGAGAAAATTAATGGCAAATCAAATAACTGGAAGAATAATCGAAATCGGGCAAACCGTTCAAATTCCATCGAAAAACGGTGGTTCCTCATTTACTAAACGGGAATTTATTTTAGATGCTACCACTTATGATCCTTATACAGGTGAGCGTAGCGAGTATGAGAATGTTATTCCCTTAGAGTTTTCAGGAGATAAATGTGCTGATCTTGACCGTTTTAGTCAAGGTGATGTTGTTACCGTGTCATTCGTACTACAAGGACGTTCTTGGACGAATCAAGATGGAGAACTTAAGCGTATGGCTTCTATTCGGTGCTATAAAATAGAGGCACGTGGCACTGCTACTCAATCGCCACAGGGTGCATCGGTACAACAACCGGCACCACAACCGAATTATCAGCAACAACCGCAGAACTTTCCACCTACGGTTGATGCAAATGGTAATGCAAAGGATGACCAACTTCCTTTTTAATTTCTAAATGTATGGAAACGAAGAAGTGCTTTAAATGCGGTATCATTAAACCTTTGTCAGATTTTTATCGTCATTCCCAAATGGCTGATGGTCATTTAAACAAATGCAAAGAGTGTACCAAAATGGAGGCTAAAGACAGGTATAATACTCTTTCTTTAGATGAAAGATGGATGCAAAAAGAAAGGGAAAGGAGCCGAGAAAAATTCAAACGATTGGGATATAATGGAGCTTTTCGCCAGATAAGGTCTGTATGTCCATTAGAGGCAAATATTTCCCGACGATTAAGAGTTAGGGGATATGATACAAAAGGGAAAGAAGCCCATCATTGGAACTATAATTTTCCTTATTCAATATTCCTTTTAACGCGAAAAGCCCATAGGTGCATTCATCGGTATATTGAAGTCAACTATTCTGATAAATATTGCTATACATTGGATGGGGTAAAGATAGATACAGAAGAAAAGGCCGTGTCTATCTTTTCTTCTATATTAAGGAATAATGGCTTAAATGAGGAATTAGTATTATTGAATATCTAAATTTATGCTATTCGACTTGAAGAATGAATATCAGATACCCAAGTTTAAAGAGTATGTAAACAAGCTGTTTAAAGAGCGTGCGGTGGTAGAGGTGAAGAAGAAGCTACCCAACCGCACACTTGCCCAAAATTCTTATTTGCATCTTCTTTTAGGGTATTTCGGTAGTGAATACGGTTGCAGCCTTGATGAAGTTAAGATTGATTTTTATAAGAGGACTTGCAACCGTGATTTATTTGAGAGAAAGACGATCAACAAGAAAGGTCAAGAAGTAACCTATTTGCGCAGTTCTGCCGAACTGACAACAGGTGAGATGACCTTATCTATTGATCGTTTTCGTAATTGGAGTGCAGCGCAAGCAGGCATTTATCTGCCTGCCGCAAATGAACATCAAATGCTGATTTATGCTCAGCAAGAGATTGAAAGAAACAAAGAATTTGTATAATTCCAAATAACAGCTATTTGGAAGTTTTGAAATAAAAGTTATGCGAAATGCGTAGAACTAAAGTAATCCATATCTACCTGATCTTCGAGAAGCGGAACTATTATTTCAGTTCGGTAACGGGTATATTTCGCCATTTGTCCGAGGATCAGATAGGAATTAAGTAAAGTACATTATCTCACAATACGGAGAATACTATCGTCACTGGTAGGGCTATAATCCGTAAGAGCGAGCTGTTGAGATAGCTTTGTTAACCTTTTTACCCCAGCCTGCTTGTCTGTGAAGATTGGCGGGCGAACATGGGGAGGTATTCTCAATGGTAAAGAGAGCATAAAGAAAGCGTACGAAGTGCTTTATGTATTGCAAATGCAATTATTTAGGTTCGACTCCTAAACTGCCCCACATGAAAATAACAATCACCAAACAAGAATACCAGACGATAGTCCGGTGCTTGAAAACGTCAGAAATCCTCATTAGAGGGTGTACAATTTGAGAGATGAAGATATGATTCGTAAAACTAGAAAGAAACTCCAAAGGAGTAAGGAGAAAGGTTGCCATGACATTCGAAGAAATGAAAGCCCAGTACTGCGGTAAAAACATCCGCAAGAAGCCAAAACATGAAGAGGATGATTTGCAAAGAGCTTGTGTTTGCTGGTTCGATTTACAATATCCTCAATATAGGCTAAGGTTGCATCATTCTCCTAATGGCGGTAAACGGAATGCTATCGAAGCTGCAAAGTTTAAACAGATGGGAGTACGTGCCGGTTTCCCTGACTTACTTATGTTAATCCCTAACAAGTATTATCCTTTTATGGGAATTGAATTAAAGACTAAGACAGGGAGACAAAGCGATCACCAAAAAGCCTATCAAAAGGAATTTGATAGTATCGGAGCGAAGTATGTTATCGTTCGCTCCTTGGAAGAATTTATCGCTGTAGTAACAGATTATTTAAAAGGAAAATAGATATGAAAAAGAAATCAGACAAGCAAGTTATCCGCCCAGATACTTGCGCAAAATGCAATAATGGAACTATTGTTCCCACAGCCAAGGGAAATCCACGTGTTGCCTACTGTTTTATACTCAAACGGCGTTTTGTCGCTGATAGTAAGAGAAATTGTATTCATGCGTATTAATTAAACATATTATGGCTGGAAGACCTACAAAGCAGGGAATAGATTATTTCCCTATGGATGTTGGTTTCTTTACAGATGTTAAGATAAGAAAGATATCACGGGCCTGTGGGTCTCAATCTACTTCTATACTTATTTGCCTGCTGTGTAATATCTACAAGGATGAAGGGTATTACATTTTGTGGGACGAAGATTTGCCTTTTGTTATTGCTGACACAGTTGGGGTTTCCGAGGGCGCAGTAAAAGAAGTTTTGATAAAATCATTACAGGTTGGTTTTTTCGATCAGGAACTTTATGAGAAATATAAAATACTCACATCTTCTGGCATTCAAAAGAGATTTCTTCTTGCTACTTATCAACGCAAAGAAACGACTATTATCCCCGAATATTTAATTAATTGTGCAAACAATTCAATTAATTGCACAATTAATTCAATTAATCATAGCGATAATGAACAAAGTAAAAGTAAAGTAAAAGTAAATAGAAAGAAAAGAAAAGAAAAGGAAAATAATAAAGAAACTTCTCCTAACGGAGAAGAAAAGAAAGACGAGCTTTCTTTGTCCCACTCCCAAAAAATTGATTGGGTAGGTTTGATGAATTGGTATAATAGCTTGTTTAGAGATAAGCTTCCGGCTATAAAATCAATGACCGAAACACGGAAGAAAGCAGTTAAAGCACGTATAGCCCAATACGGCAAAGAAAGCATTAGAACTGTATTTAACCTTGTGCTTCAAAGTTCTTTTCTCCTCGGGGGCAATGACCACAACTGGAAATGTGATTTTGATTGGATATTTAAACAAGCTAATTATACAAAGATACTGGAGGGAAATTATAATGGAAAACGAGCTGATACTGCGACAACAAGAAGGGAGTCAGTTAGCCGCCTTAAGCAACTCGCCGGAGCAATACTGCAAGGCGCTGAATCCAAGAAGGATTGAAGACGTATTTCTTTCCCATGAACCTTTGATTGGGACTATAATTAAGAATCTTGGAGAGACAAAAGCTCGTGCAGCAGTAGTATATCTACTAGCTGACGCATTAGAATTCTTCAATGCAGCAGAAACGATGTCTGATGTCCAAGTTGCAATGACCGTAGATCTGATTATTGAGGAATATGCATACATGAAACTGGACGATATCAAGTTGTGCTTTAAAAATGCTATGAAGATGAAGTATGGCAAGATATATAATCGCATTGACGGTCAAGTTATTATGAGCTGGTTTAAGGAATACAATAAAGAGCGTTGCTCTACTGCTGATAATCAGTCATATAACGAACATAAAGCTCACAATGCAGAAGAAGCCAAGCCGACGAATGGCTTGTTTTATGAGGAATATCGTGCTGAACTTGAATCAAGAGCTAAAGATGGCGATGAAGAAGCTATAAAGGCTTTGGAGCTTTCCAACAATATATCTGAAATGCTATGTCAAAGAAAGTTTGTCAAGCAAAAGGAGAATCTTGATAAGTTTTACACGTCAGATAGCAAAAGAAATGTTTAATGTTATAACACATAAATCATGCTAATAGGAACAACAAATCTTAATACGACTCTCAACCTGACGTATGTGTTGACAGATGTCGTAGAAACTCTTCTCCTTGACATGAGAAGTGAAATGAAAAAACAGGGCTATGATTTGCGTTACGATGCCAAGCACAATTTCAACACAGCGATAGCCGCTATACGCCGGCTGAAGCAAGATGTAGACAAGACCCAGCTTTCTACTCAGGAGAACTTCGGAAACGACTCAGACTGTCTCCTTGCCTTCATCAAGCTGCTGATAGATCGCTGCGGTGACGACGACAAGGAAGAGGTAGCAGAAAAATTGGCTAAATGTGGTATGGTCGTAGTACAAGATGAAACATTCTATGTGGAACCAAAGAAAGAAGATCAGGCGTCCTAAATACTCATATGCTCCCATCGGTAGCCGGCGGGCAGTTTGTCACTGGTTGGAGATAGGAGATATCCTCGAGGTAGACAAGGTTGGTGAATTCCCCACCAGTGAAGAAGCACGCAAAGAATGCTACCGGCTTAACGGCTGGAAATATGAAGAACCTGAGAAGAGAAAAAATAACCTCAAATATTAATAATTTAATTTTTTTACATTATGAATGAAATTTATTGGATGACCGTAGTTGGTAACCTGTCCACCGCCTTTATGGTCGTATGGATTGTAGCTTTGATAATTGTCCTTGGTATGTTGCTTGTCCTGGCAGCTTCGGAGGGTGATGTAATCGATGATGAGGACAGCGCACACATATTCTTCAAATGGTTGAAGCGCTTTGTTGTCTGTGGTGTAATAGCGGCAATGGCGAATATTTTCATTCCGACGACCAAGGAGCTGCTTTATATCTATGGTGTCGGTGGCACGATTGACTATATCAAGACGAATGATACGGCAAAGCAGCTTCCGGACAAGTGTATCAAAGCGCTTGACCGTTTTGCAGATAAATATATTGACGAACCTGAAAAAGACAAATAATTATGGGAATGCACACATGGTTTGAATGTAAGATCCGTTACGAAAAGGTAATGGAGAACGGAATGCAGAAGAAAGTAACTGAGCCCTACCTGGTAGATGCTCTCAGCTTCACAGAAGCGGAAGCACGGATAATAGAAGAGATGACTCCCTTCATCTCTGGAGTGTTTACTGTTTCTGATATCAAACGCGCCAACTATAGCGAAATATTCCCCAGCGACGTTGAATGTGACGACCGCTGGTTTAAATGTAAACTGTGCTACATCACATTGGATGATAAGAGCGGAGCCGAGAAAAAAACAAGTACCTATGTGTTGGTACAGGCTTCGGACCTCGAACGGGCGAAGAAGAACCTTGATGCCGGCATGAAAGGCACAATGGCAGACTATCAGGTGCCCTCAGTCGTAGAAACAGCTATCATGGATGTATATCCTTATACAGCTGACAAGGATGCCAAGCTTGAATCGGACGAAAAGAAAAAGGAGGAATGAGTAATCCAAAGGTAGTTGCAGTCCTGCTCATTGTATGTGAGCAGGACTCCCTTAATGATCCGAAAGAAACGGTGAGCGACTTAATCTTAGCGATGAAGAATTGACTTGAAATTAAATTTAAGATAGAGATGAATGTACTAAGTTTATTCGATGGCATGCCCTGTGGTCAGATTGCTTTGAAGCAGCTTGGCATTATCCCGGAAAAGTATTACGCTTCTGAGATAGACAAGCATGCCATCAAGCAGACACAACTGAACTTCCCGAACACAATTCAGCTCGGAGATGTCACCCGAGTAGATGTATCTCGGTTGGAACCAATTGACTTGTTGATAGGAGGCAGTCCTTGTCAGTCATTCTCTTTTGCCGGCAAACGTGTCGGGATGTCTACTGTGGATAAAGAAGAGATATACACTCTGGATCGCTACCTGGGATTAAAAGAAGAAGGCTTTCAATTCGAAGGGGAGTCTTATCTGTTCTGGGAGTATATGCGTATTCTGACTGACATCCGTAAATATAATCCGAATGTGCTGTTCTTGCTGGAAAACGTAGAAATGGGCAAGAAATGGGAACGGGTACTGAGCGAAGCAATCGGTGTGTATGGTGTGCATATCAATTCTGCCTTGGTATCGGCACAGAATCGGAGACGTATCTATTGGACGAATATCCGGACTAAGAGAAATGGATTGTTTGGCGAACTTCATTCTGACATACCGCAACCGGAAGATAAGGGGATTTTGCTGAAAGACATCCTTGAAGACGAAGTGGACGAGAAGTATTTTTTGAGCGATAAAGCCCTTTCGGGTATAATTAACCATAAGAAAAGACACATGGAAAAGGAGAGTGGCTTCGGAGCGCAATTTCCGACCGTGAAGAGCAATGCCTTGTTGGCTAGATGTTATAAAGACGGAAAAGAAAATCTGGTATGTTCTCCCCGTGGAAACAACACAGGAGGAGTATTTGGCGAGACCCTTAGGAATATTATCCAGATAAATCCGGTTTCCGGTAGCGGAGGTAAACAATCGTATCAACAGGACCGTATCTACGATGTTAATGGTATTTCTCCTGCTTTATGTAGGGGTGGTGGCGGAATGTCTCCTAATATTGCTGTAGGATTAATCCGTCGTCTGACTCCTACCGAATGCGCCCGCCTTCAGACTATTCCTTCATGGTATAAATGGGAATGTTCCGACACGCAGCAGTACCGAATGCTAGGCAACGGATGGACGGTGGATGTTATTGTGCACATCCTATCCTTTATGAAAGAGAAAATGAATATTAACGTAGCCTGAAAAGGCTCAAAACAAATCAGTAATGAGCAAAAGTATTAGTTGGGAATTATACTTGAAGATTCGGCAAGCAATCGACTTCCTTCGCAGCATGGAATGCGATACCCCCCTAAACCTCGGTTTTTCCGGTGGAAAAGATAGCGTTGTTATTCTTGACCTTGCAGAACGTTCCGGTATAAAGTATAACGCTATCTATGCCAATACTACCGTTGATCCTCCCGGTACGATTAGCTTTATAAAGAAGAACTATCCACAAGTACAGATAATGCACCCGGAGAAATCTTTCTTTAGACTGATTGAGGAAAAAGGTTTTCCGTCCCGTTTGCGTCGGTTCTGTTGTGAGAAGCTGAAAGAACGATACGGAATTGGTAAGCGAAGTATTGAAGGAATGAGAGCTGCCGAAAGTATAAATCGAAAAGATTATGAGCCGGAGCAGTGTGATACAAGAAAATGGATGAAAGGAGCAAAGCATATTCTTCCTATCCTCACATGGACAGAAGAAGATGTTTGGAATTACATTCGTGAGCGTGGTTTGCCATATTCAAAGTATTACGATGCTCCATATAACCTTTCTCGACATGGTTGCGTAGGTTGCCCGCTCTGCAATTACAGGCAGATGCAGTTGGAATTTAAGATGTTCCCCGGCTATGCTCGTAAAGTGATAGCATCCGTTGGAATATACATGAATACTCATCCGAATGGCTTTCTTGCTCGCAATTTCTCGGACGGATACGAGGCTTTCTACTACTACATCAATGAAATACCCATTGCGGAGTTTCACGAATTAAAGAAAGGCTTATTCGGTTTCAATGCAAAGGAAATTGTTCAAAGGGAAATTTTAAATCAAATAACGTAAAACAAATCAATAATGAATAAAGATAATATTATTCCACCTATGACGCATCCTTATGGGATGTGTTGGCAACAGCCGCCAACTTACTTGATACTAATTGATGATACTCATGCAGTGATGAGTAGACTTGATTTTGAAATACTCATGGATTATACTCGTTCTCAACCGTCAGCTCTCTATAATGGTAAATGTGGAAAGCACAATATGAGAATGAAGGTGCGTTGAAATGGTTTCTTTGCTATTGTTTCAATGAGAATGAGAAGACGAATGAGATAGACATTGCATATCGTGAAATTTTGATAATTGACTAATAACAATAAAGAAAGGAACTAACTATGGGATTTACAACACCATGTTTTATTAGAAAAAACACTGAAAGATTAAGAGAGTCTTTGAAACGTTTAGGGATTAGACCACTTCTTTCTAATGAAAGATTAAATGCTATTGGAGACAACATTAAAGTATATCATGGGAGAGAAGCCGTTTTCTCTTGCTCCTATTCGCAGGAATTATATGGACATTTTCTTGATTGCGGGACAAATGAAAATTTATTTCTTGCTATTGCCGCATTAAGAGATGACACAGACCATAATCAACTCTTTGTTAATGACAAAGGAGATTGGGGTATATATCGAGACGGTTCTGACGGAGGATTACCCGGAATGGATTTTTATGGAATGCCTAACGACCTTAATGTGGACAATTATCATAAGGCTACAGTAGAAGAGCTAATCGAACACTTTAAAGGAAAGGAGGAAATATGAAAAAATCTAAGAAGAAAGAAATTACACTTGAGTTGGTTAACGACATTCCATCTTTGATAAGAATACAGGAATTATCCCTAATAGAGTTAAAGAAGAGTGTTCGTAATCAACAAGTGATAGACTTTCAGGAGGACATTCTAAGAGTCTTAAAGGCTGTCAGTAAAATAGATATGATAAAATTAGATGAAAATTAATATGAAACAGACATTAGAAGAAGTTGCAAAAGAAAATATCTTGTTTAACCATAGAACGGTTGATCGTACTTTATCAGGTAGTAACTTAGCGCAATTTGGGATAACAAATTTTATTCAAGGCGCTGAATGGCAGGCAAAGCAATCCCCGTGGGTCAGCGTAAAGGATAGGTTACCGGAATTAGGAGATCCTGTATTAATCAGGCTTAAAGATGGTACAGTGAGGCTTGCAGTTTTGGATACAGACGATAATAGCGATGCATATTTCTGGAGTGATAATTATTCCTATGAAACGATTAGCGGTTGTGATACAACTCATTGGATGCCAATTCCTCCTCTTGAATCAAATGATAACGAATAACCGATAAAGAAATGAAAATAAGATTAGCAGAAAAGATTCTTTATGTTACTTCTGTATTTGGGAATTGGGATAGTAATTATCAGCCCTATTCCGTTCCACAACAGCAGAAGGCTTTGAAAACTTTGAAAATCCCAATGGATATTAGAAGATCAATGTTGGAATACGGAGTATATGGAAAGATTCCGGTTGAATACAGAAAGTATAATCCGATTGAAATATCGCAAATCATGCTTAGTAAAAATATGAATCCTGCCTCTATAAAAGAGTTCCGTAGGTGTATGAAGCAGATTCTAGGCAAATAACTCAAATTAATGTACAAATGGTAACGAATTAGAAAGAAAGGAGATTAACAATGAATGATACTATACAGTCACAAACTGTTTCTATAAAGGGGATAAATGATGCTGTAGCATATATTGATTTCTGTGATGGAGATTTATGTGTTTCAGTTGTAGTAGAAGGCAAGCAAGCAGACTTTGCTTTTGAGCCTGTTACTTTGAAAATGTTTGCCCATGCTTATAAGTTACATTGTGAGGAACTAAAGAAAGGAGAATTAGATGAATAATATATTTACAATTTGCTATTCAGAAGAAGAAGCTAACGAAATTGGACATTTCATAATGCGAAAAGGCTATGAAGGTGTTCAAAATGATAGTTACAGATATTGTCGTGAAGCGATTCGGTGGGCTTTCAAACAAGCTAAAAGACATCATTCGTGTTTCATATATGTTGGCGTTAGAGGTTGTCAAATGATTGTATCCAAGAACAAAAGGGGGCTTCGCAGGAACAGACTAAAATACATTGAGAAGAAACGAATGTTTTACAACTTATTGAGTAGATATTAAGTAAACAACGAATAGAAAGGAATCAAATGATAATAGCATGGTTTTCTTGCGGTGTAACATCCGCAGTAGCTTGTAAGATAGCGTTGAGCTTGTACGATGATGTGCAAGTTTACTACATAGAGACTGGCTCCGGACATCTTGATAACGCCCGATTTCTTGCGGATTGTGAAAGATGGTACGGTCAGCCAATACACACTATCCGAAGCGACAAATATACTTGTGTTGCTGATGTTTTACGGAAAGGTTTTATCAATGGTGCGCATGGTGCTGCTTGTACTCTTGAGCTGAAAAAGAAAGTCCGTTACAAGTTGGAAAAGAAACTTGGTTCTTGGGACGGTCAAGTTTGGGGATTCGATTACGACCCTAAAGAGATAAACCGAGCCATCCGCTTTAAACAGCAATATCCTAATACAAAGCCGTTGTTCCCACTTATCGAGCGACAGATAACCAAAAAGGATGCGATGGGAATGCTTTGGAAAGCTGGTATTGAAATTCCGGCCATGTACAAGATGGGTTACAATAACAACAACTGTATCGGTTGCGTGAAAGGGGGAATGGGATACTGGAATAAAATCCGGAAGGACTTCCCGGAAGTATTTGCTCAAATGGCGCAGATTGAGCGTGAAGTTGGAGCTACCTGTTTGAAAGATAAAGACGGGCGCATCTTCTTGGATGAACTACCAACGTGGCGGGGAGACCCAGTAGAAGAGATTATACCGGATTGCTCGCTTATCTGCCAGATAGAGTTTCAAGAGATAATCGACAGACAGGTAGAGCGAGTTTTGAAAGGAGAAATTAGTATTAACGATGTAGCCTAATTAGGCTCAAAACGAAATAGAAATGAATACAACCTTTGAAAAGTCAGCTAATACCACTGACGAATGGTACACGCCAAAGGAAATTATAGACGCATTGGGAAAGTTCGATTTGAATCCATGTGCTCCGGTTAACCCACTTTGGCAAACAGCAGAAATCATGTACAACAAGAATCAGGATGGCTTAACTAAAAAATGGATAGGCCGGGTTTGGCTAAATCCTCCTTATTCCCGTCCGCTTATAGAACAGTTTGTTAAGCGTTTGGCAGAGCATGGAAACGGAATTGCATTACTTTTCAACCGTTGCGATTCAAAGATGTTTCAAGATGTAATATTCGAGAAGGTAACAGCGATGAAGTTTCTACGTAACCGGATTCGTTTCTTTCGTCCAGATGGTACTCGCGGAGATTCTCCCGGTTGTGGTAGTATCCTAATCGCTTTCGGTGAAGAGAATGCAGAGATATTAAGAACCTGTGATATCGCAGGTAAGTATGTTAGAATCAATTAGAGTAAAACAAATTAGAAATGAATATACTTGATTTACCATTAAAAGCCATTTGGTACAATATGATAGAATCTGGCGAGAAAAAGGAGGAATATCGGGAACATAACAGTTATTGGACCAAAAGATTTTATGATTGCTACGATAAAAACACGGATTGCAAAATTTATATTCCCGAAAAGTGCAAGTATTGTTGCAAACCG